TTACGCCCTCCCGTACAGCCTCGACCCAACGCAACACGTAGTGAGGTGGCCCCTATGAGTGAAGCGCCGCGCGACAACCTGATCCGGGCGCGTTACACACCCGAAGCCGCCACGTTGCGCGCCGACGAGGAGACGGGCCGCACCCTGTTCGGCCACTTCGCCGTGTTCGACACGTGGACCGAAATCGACTCCTGGTACGAAGGCACCTTCCTGGAGCGCATCGCCCCCGGTGCGTTCACCCGCACCATCCAGGAACGCGCCGGGTCGATCCGTGTGCTCTACGACCACGGCCAAGACCCGACGATCGGCAACAAGCCGCTCGGCGCCCCCGACGTCCTCCGCGAAGAAGCCGCTGGTGTCTACTACGAGTCCGAACTCTTCGACGCCGGATACGTCAACGACCTACTGCCGGCGTTGCGTTCCGGGCAGCTCGGCGCGTCGTTCCGGTTCTCCGTCCTCGCCGACACCTGGGTCGACCCGAAGAAAGCATACGCGCACAACCCGAAGGCGTTACCGGAACGGACGATCACCGACACCGACCTCTACGAGTTCGGGCCCGTCACGTTTCCCGCCTACGCCGACGCGTCCGCCGGGGTCCGCTCCGCAACCGATTCGTTCATCGACCGTCTCTTGCACGATCCGCAGTTCGTTGCCCGGTTCACGGAACGGGCCGGCCTCAAGATCGTCGAACAAGTGCTCGCGGGAGTACCGGCCGACGGCCATACCCCCGACCCTCAGCCCGAAGCGACCGACGGCCCTTCGCGCTCACCCCACCAACCTGCGCAGCGTCCACCGTTGACACGCGAACGCCAACTCGAGCGTCTCGCGCAAGTCACCGCCTGGGCGACTGCCGCTAGCGCGAGGAGCGCATAAATCATGGAACTGACCCACACGCAGGCGGTCCACCGCCTCAAGGACATCCAAGACGAGCTCGAACGCCTCTCGGGTAAGGCCGAGAACGGTGGGCTCACCCCCGAAGACGAAGAGTACGAAGGCGACCTCCACCGTGAGGCGACCGAAGTGAACGACCACGTCAAGAGCCTCGTGCGTGCCGCCGAACTCCAGCGGGTCCGCCTCATGGCCGCAACCGAACCGCGTTCCGGCCTGAAGGTGTCGCGCGGTTCCGACAACGGTGAACTCGACCGTGACATCCTCGACCCCGACTCCATCGAAGACCGCAGGTTCAAGAACCCGTGGGACCTTTCCGAGATGCGGACCTTCAACCGCACACCCGGCGAAGTCGGTTCGGAACTCCGGGCACGTGCCCTCTCGGCGATTGAGGTCATGCCTGGCATGAACCAGGAACGCCGCGAAGGCGCGACGAAGATCCTCGAGGAGTTCGACAACGACCAGGGTGACATCTCCCGGATGGCGCTTGCCACGTCGACGCCGGCGTATCTCCGTGCGTTCGCGAAAGCGGCGCGTGGTCAGATGCACACGTTCACTGCCGAGGAGCAGGAGGCCGTCTCCCGTGCCATGTCCCTCACGGACGCGGCCGGTGGTTTCCTCGTGCCGTTCCAGCTCGATCCTACGGTGATCATTACGTCGGCTGGTTCCCGCAACGACATCCGTCAAGCGGCCCGCCAGGTCGTCGCCACGGGTGACATCTGGAACGGTGTCAGCTCGGCGGCGGTCGCATGGTCGTGGGACGCGGAAGCGGCCGAGGTCAGCGACGACGCGACGACGTTCGCGCAGCCGGCTATCCCGATCTACAAGGCGGCCGGGTTCGTCCCGATCTCCTTGGAGGCCCTCCAGGACGAGGCGAACGTCGCGCAGGAAGTCGGGCGTCTCTTGACGTTCGGCAAAGAGACCCTCGAGGCGACAACGTTCGCGACCGGTTCGGGTGCAGCCCAGCCGACCGGGATCGTCGTTGCGCTCACGGGTACGGCGTCGGAGATCAACGCGGCGGCAGACGACACGTTCGCAATCGCGGACGTGTATACGATCCAAGGCTCGCTTCCGGCCAGGTACCGGGCGAACGGGTCGTGGTTGGCGAACAACTCGATCTACAACCTGATCCGCCGGTTCGACACGGCTGGTGGTGCGGGGTTGTGGACGACGCTCGGCAACGACCGTCCCGGCGAGCTCCTCGGCCGGCGAGCACTCGAAGCGGAAGGGATGGACGCCACGGTCACCGTCGCCGGTGCCGTAAGCAACTTCATCCTGATCTTCGGTGACTTCGAGAACTACGTGATCGCCGACAGGATCGGCACAACCGTCGAGTTCATTCCGCATCTGTTCCACACCGGCAACAACCGGCCTTCCGGGTCGCGCGGCTGGTACGCCTACTTCAGGATGGGCGCAGATTCGGTGAACGACGACGGGTTCCGCATGCTCGACGTTCCGAGCGCCGCGTAACCAACCCAAGTCGCACTGGACTCCGGTCGCGGAATGCCCGCGTAGGCACACGCGCCGGGGCCGGAGTCCACTGCGCTCCAACGAAAGAGAGGCCCAATGCCGCAACTCAAGGTCGTCGAAGCGTTCTCGTACACCGAGAAGAACGGGGTGCAACGTGTCCTGCGTCCCGGCGACATCATCGACTCGAAGGACGCGGCCGTGAAAGGCCGTCCCGCCGAGTGGTTCGAAGACGTCGAGCTGACGGCGGAACGCACGACGTTCCGTGCTGTCGAGCAGGCTACGTCGGCGCCGGGCGAGAAACGTGCCGCGAAGAAGCCTGCCACGGACGACGCTACGTAACGTCGTGCATCCGGCGGTGTTCGATTGGGTTGGGAAGTTCGCGACCGACACGGCCGTGAACGTCCTCGACATCGGCGGCCGCGACGTCAACGGCACTTGCCGTCCCCTGTTCCCGAACGCCGCCCGTTACACGGTCATCGACCTCATCCAAGGTCCCGGCGTCGACATTGTCGGCGACGCGGCTGAGTGGAACCCGCCACGCCGTTTCGACGTCGTCCTCTGCACGGAAGTATTTGAACATACGGCGCGGTGGCCGGAAATGTGTGCGACGGCGAAACGTGCCCTCGCTCCGGGCGGCGTGTTCGTCGTTACGTGCGCCGGCCCTGGCCGACATCCGCATTCCGGGTTCGACGGCGAGCAAGTCCGGCCGGGGGAGCATTACGAGAACGTCGACCCGGACGTCCTCGCGACACTCCTGTATTGGTTGCGGTTCGATGCGGTGCAGATCCATGACCGTGGCGAAGACGTGTGGGCTGCCGGGTGGAGGTTGACGTGAGCATCACAGCTAACGAATTGAAGGCGTTCCTTAATATCGGTGACACGGTCGACGACTCCCTTTTGATCGGCGCGGTCGCTGCGACGGACCAGTGGGTTACCGAATACTGCGGCCGCAGTTTTACGACCGTCGAGACCCCGACCGCGAAGACGTTCCGGCCGACCGACGCGTACGTCCTGGTTGTGAAGGACTTCTGGACGCTCACCGGCCTCGTTGTGAAGACCGACGACGACGACGACGGCACCTTCGAAACAACATGGGTCATCGGCACCGATTTCACTGTCGACGTCGACGATGACCGTCCGTACGGTGAACTCGTTGCCGTCGGGTCGCGTACGTTTCCGGTCGGGCATCGGTGGCGGCGAAGCGTCGAAGTTACCGCCGCGTGGGGGTGGGCGGAGATGCCCGGCCCGGTGAAGCAAGCGTCGTTGATTCAGGCGGCCCGGATCTTCAAACGGAAAGATTCTCCGGCGGGTGTCCTCGGCGGGTTCGCTGACTTCACGGCGTTGCGGGTGTCGTCCCGCATCGACCCAGACGTCGCGGACATGTTGCAACCGTTCCGTCATCCCGACATTGCGGTCCACGTCGCCTGATGGCTTCCGTCGCCGAGATCGCGTCGGCGCTCGCCGACCAGCTCACCCAAGTCACCGGTATCCGGGCGACGGATTACGTGCCCGAATCCATTTCGCCGCCGGCCGCGTTCGTGAACGTCACCGAAGTCACGGAAGCCACGTTCGGATACGAGACCGTGACCGTCAACCTCGACCTCGTGGTGCTCGTGTCGCGGGCGTCGGCCCGGTCGGGGCAAGGCACCTTGTACGAGTACATGGACCCTCGCGGCCCCCTGGCGGTGACGGCCGCCGTGATGAGTCTCGGCCGTGCCGACATTCAGGTCGAGTCGTGTAAGTACCGGGCGTTAGGGGCCGAGGAGGTCGCCGCGTACGGGTATCTCGGCGGAGCGTTCGACACGGTCGTCACCGCGTGAGAGCCCTACTGATCCGCCCCGGGCCGTCCTTCTCGACGCAAGACGTCGCGTTCGGTTGGCGCGACGCACTCCGCAATCTCGGCGTCACCGTCGCCGACCTCAACTTCGACGACCGCCTCGACTTCTACGCCTCCGCCAAGATCGAACAGGACGGCGAACTCCGCTACGCGTTCAACCGTGAGGCCGCGAGCCAGGTCGCATCGAAGACGGTCCTCTCGGCCTGTTACGAGTTCTGGCCCGATGTGGTCCTCATCGTGTCCGGTTCGATCATCGACCCCGAAGTCGTCGAAGTCATCCGGTCGCGTGGACACAAGATCGTCTACCTCTTTACCGAGAGTCCATACGAAGACGAGTGGCAAACCGAACGTGCCGCGGTCTGCGACGTCGCGTTGGTGAACGACCCGACGAACCTCGACCAGTTCCGAGCCCACAACCCGAACAGTTACTACGTGCCGCACGCGTACGACCCGGTCCGGCATCATCCCGGCCCGCCGGTACCGGAGATGGTGTGCGACTTCGGGTTCGTCGGCACCGGTTTCCCGTCGCGTGTCGAGTTCTTCGAACAGGTCGACTTCGCTGGCCTCGACGTGATCCTCGGCGGTTGTTGGGTGTCTCTTCCCGAGACGTCACCGTTACGGCCGCTGATCGCACATCCGATTGAGTTCTGCATGGACAACACCGAAACCGCGGCGCTCTACCGGTCAGCGAAGACGTCGTTGAACCTGTATCGCCGTGAAGCAACCGAAGGCAGCCACGCGGATGGGTGGGCTATGGGCCCGAGAGAGCTCGAACTGGCCGCGTGCGGAACGTTCTTTGTGCGCGACCCTCGTCCCGAATCCGATGAGCTGTTCCCGATGCTCCCCACATTCTCGGAACCCGCCGAAGTGCGCCCTTTGTTGGATTGGGCGTTGTCTCATCCCGACGAGCGAGAAGAAGCCGCACTCAAGGCCCGAGCCGCGATCGCGGACCGCACCTTCTCCAATAACGCTAAGTGGTTGTTGGAGTACCTGGCCTAGCCGCGCGTGACCGCCGGTTTCTCGCACACCTCAACAGCGCAAGTCGTCACAGCCGGAGTCTGATACGGCCCGGGCCGGTCTGACCCACACAAGGAGTTAAAAAGTATGGCTCGTATCGCAGGCCGCAGCGGAAGATTGTACGCGGGTATCTCGTCCGCAGGGACCGCCGAACCCATCGCGTTCTTGAACAACTGGAAGTTGAACTTCGCGACCGACAAGCTCGACGTCACGGCGTTCGGTGACACGACGAAGGTGTATGTCTCCGGGTTGCCGGACTGCCAGGGGACGTACGGCGGGTTCTATGACACGGCGACGGCGCAGCTGTACACGGCCGCGACCGACGGCATCGCCCGGAAGTTCTATCTGTACCCGGACAATGCGACGGTCGGTTCGTACTGGTTCGGTACGGCGATCTTCGACTACAACGTCGAAGCCGACGTTGCCGGGTCGGTGAACATTACGGGCGCGCTCGCCGCGGCGTCGCTCGTTGCGAAGGTCGGCTAGATGGCATTCACTCCAGAGGAGTTCGAACGACGCCTGGTGTCGTTCGGGAACTCCGGCGGGGAAGTGATGCGACGCGCGACAGGTCGGGCCGCGTTGGTCATCAAGACGGCGACGGCCGCGTCTGCGCTGGCTCGGGTACGGCGTACGCCACGGGCAAAGCCGTCGTGGGTGCGGTACACGTTGAAAAGCGACGCGGAGAGCGCGACCGCGGTCGTCACGTTGCGGGGCGGGTTTGCGCATCTCGCGCAACGTGGCTCCTACAAGAAGCCTGGCGGTTACAAGATCCCGAGGCGCGGCGTACACCCCGGGATCAAAGCGCAACCGTTTTGGGAAGTCGGACTCGCGGTTGCTGCCCCGAAGGTGCCGCTCGCCTATTACACCGCCGTCGTCGCCGAACTCAAGAAGCACTTCTAACGAGGAGTCCCCGTGTCGTTGCGTGACAAGATCCTCCAAGCCGAAGACCTCGACTACGAGGACGTCGATGTCCCCGAATGGGACGCGAAGATCCGGGTCCAGTCGCCGACGGTGCGGGAACGTGCGTTACTCGTCGGCGAGTTCATGGACGCGACCGGGAAAGTCGACCTGGAGCGGATGTACCCGGCGTTGTTGATCGCGACGGTCGTCGACCCCGAGACGGGTGAGGCCCTGTTCACCGCCGACGACATGGGTGCCCTCGGCGAGAAGAACGGCCGGGTCGTGGAAGGCGTCGCGAAAGTCGCTTTGCGGGTCGCGGGGATGGACACGGACGCGATCGCAGAGGGAAAAGACGACTCGACGTTGACGACGAACGGCGATACCTGATCCGTCTCGGCCGCATGTTCGGTGTGACTCCCCGCGAGCTCGCTGATCGGTTCACGGTCTCCGACCTGATCGAACAGGTCGCGTACGACCTTCTTGAGGTCGAAGCCGCCGACGAAATCTGAGGGGCCCGAATTGGCGACGACAACGACCGAGCTCCTCGTCAAACTCGTCGCCGACTCGAAGGGGTTCCGGTCCGACTTGCAAGGCGCCGGCAAAGACGTCGACGCTCTGAACGCCAAGATGCGGACGGTCGGTGAGGGTTTGCAGCAGGCCGGTAAGGCGATGACGCTCGGTCTCACGGTGCCGATCGCGGCGGCGGCCGCGGTGTCGGTGAAAGCCGCGTCGGACCTGAACGAGATGGCGTCGAAGTCGGCGGCCGTGTTCGGTGAGTCGGCCAAGGCGATCCATAAGTGGGCGGAAGGCGGCGCGAAAGACTTCGGCCTGTCGACCCGCGCGGCGCTCGAGGCGGGGTCGTCGTTCGGGAACATGTTCCTCCAGCTCGGCATCGGCCTGCCGCAAGCGACGAAGATGTCGAAGGCGATGGTCGAGCTCGCCGCCGATTTCGCGTCGTTCCACAACGCCGACATTTCCGAGGTGTTGCTGGCGCAGCAGGCGGCGTTCCGTGGTGAGTACGACGCGGTGCAGCGGTTCGTTCCGACCATCAACGCCGCAGCGGTCGAGATGAAAGCCCTCGAGCTGACGGGCAAGGCGATGACGAAGGAGCTCACTGCCCAGGACAAGGCGCTCGCGGCCTACACGCTCATCATCGAGAACGCCGGTCAAGCAACCGGTGACTTCGATCGCACGTCGGGTTCGTTGGCGAACCAGATGCGAACCGCGAAAGCGGAACTGGAGAACGCAGCGGCGAGCATCGGCTCGGTACTCATCCCGGCCGTGACGGCCGCGGTCGGTGTTCTCGGTTCCTTCGCCGGGGTGATCTCGGATCTCCCGACAGGCGCGCAATATGCGGTCGTCGCGTTCGGTGCGTTGGTCGCCGCCGCGGGCCCTTTGTTGATGGTCGCCGGGTCGATCATCAAGAACTACCGGCTCGTCAGCGAGACGTTTAGCGGTGTCGGGCGCGCGGCGGCTGCTGCCGGGCCGATGCTGCTGGCATTCGCGGCGATCTTCGCGGCGGGGGCGATCATCGCCTCCTACACGGGGAAGATGTACGACCTCGCTGCCGCGGTCAAGGAGCTTGGCCGTGCGAGCGGCGCCGCACAGTACAAGTTGTTTGCCATGTCGGTCGCCGAGGTGGCGCTCGACCACAACATGTCGACTGCGGCCGCGTCACTGAAGGTTTTCAATGAGTTGGCGTCGTCGTCGCCGGGTGCCGCGCAACGGTTGATCGACACCCTCAAGGCCGGAGGCGTAGAGACCGACAAGTTCGAGCAGGCACTCCGCCGCGAGATCGCCGCACAGAAGCAGGTGCAGTCCGACACGGACGCGGCTGCGGCTGCCCTCGACGGGTTCGGCGCTTCCGCCTCGACCGCCGAAGACGCCCTGAAGTCCCTAAACGATTACATCGACGCGCAAACGGACTCGATACTCGGGCTCGAGGGTGCCCAACTCAACCTTGATCGGACGATGCAAGACCTGTACGTCACGTTGAGGACCAACGCGGCAGGCAGCCTCGAGGCCCGCGCGGCGACACTCCAGGCGAAGCAGTCGATCGAGGACTGGGGCCGAGCAGTCTTCGATAACGCTCGTCTCGCTGGCGCCGAAATGGCCGACGCGAAGAACCAACAGATTTGGTCGCTTGGCGAAGTCGCTGCTCGTCTCGCTCCCGGCTCGGAACTGCGTGTCTGGATCGAGCAATACATCGCCCGGTTGAAGGAGATCCCTCGGAAGGTGGACACGACCTTCAATCTGTTCGCAGCGGTCGCGCAGGACATCCAGAATCGTGCGTCTCTGGCGAACAACCCCGACTACGCGGGAGCGTCTGGGGCGATCGTGTCGCGGCCGACTCTCGCGCTGATCGGCGAAGCTGGCCCGGAGATGCTCGTCCCGTTGAGCCGGGCTCCTGGCGCATCGCCTCTCCCCATCGACGGCGGCGGTGTCGGACAGATCGTGATCGAAAACGTGATCGTCCTCGACGGCGAAGTCGTCGCCCGGAACTCGGCGAAACACTTCGGCCGTGCGGGCGGTCCGCGTATCCCACGGCGAGCGATCGCATGACCGTCCCGTTGCTCCGCACTGAGTTCCGTTGGTCATGCCCGAACTGTGACCGGACGCTCGTCACGCGTGCCCGGCCGACACTCATCCCGCAACACCCATGCCGGGGTCTCAACGGCCTGTACGCACCGTTCACCGAAGACGGCACCCCTTGCAAAGTCGTCGCGATCGAAACCGAGGATTACGTCGCCGGCGAGATGGTCCAAACCGACGGTGAAGGCCGCCCAGTCGTCGCGATCGTGACGACCCGGGACGACGGACAAGATGTCGCTGTGTTGGCGCCGTGCGCCAACGCTCAAGAAGGGAAGTAACCGAATGGCCTGGTCCAACAGCAAGCTGTTTCGTCAGACGCTCGCCGACATTCTCGGCAACGCCGCCGCGATCGACATGTCGGGAGCGTCGGTCGACACGTTCAAGGCCGCCCTCTACGACAACGACATCACGCCCGATAATGACGTGTCGGCGGCGAACACTGCGTACAACGCTGGTCAGTGGGCCTCGGCAGGGAACGAGGTGTTTGAGGCTGCGCAGTGGGCGCAGGGTGGGGTGGCGTTGGCGTCACCAGCCATCAACGTGTCCGTCGCCGATGTCGTGTATTGGGATGCGACCGACACGGCATCAGGGTCCGCGTTCGATGGTGCGGCGATCTTCGGTTGCCTCGTCTACGACGACACGATCGCGTCGCCGGTCGCCGACCAAGGCATTTGCTATCTCTACTTCGGGAATGCCAGCGGCTATTCGGTCGTAAATGGGACATTTACGGTTGTTTGGCACGCCAACGGGATCATCAGATTCACGCTTTAGTGCCTCATGCCGATAACAGTCGTACATCGGGTCGGGTTCGGGACACAGGCTGACCTCGAGGTCGTCAACGCAACAGCCGAATGCGCGACAGTCATCGTGTCGACTGAAGTCGCGTCGGCCGGTGTGTCCGGGCCGGTGAGCGTGTTCGCCGATGTCGCGGCGGTCACGGTCACCGCGAACAATGCTGCGCCGACGACGTCGGGAAACACGACATACAACGTCGTGAACACGGCGGAGCTCGCGACCGCGTTGGCTGCGGCGGCGCGTGGCGACACGATCAACTTGACTGGCGATGTCGAATACGACATCCAACTGTCCGGAGTGACACCGTCCGGGTCGTCGGGGTATGTGACGATCGTCGGGAACCTCGTGTTGGCGACCCAGCAGATCAAGGGCGGGTCCGGGGCGTCGACGTCGGCGACCCGCCCGAAGATGACATCGTGCTCGCGGTTCAAGTTCCAGGCCGTCCGCATCCACCACTTCAACTTGGTTGGTTGCACCGACGTCGTGTTCACGGCATGTACCGAGGTCGGTAACCTCCGTCTCTACCACTCGTCGTCGATCACATGGACAGGCGGCGAGATCGCCGGTTCGGTCGGTGCCGGTATCTATATTTCGGCGGCGTCGTCGAACGCGGCACAGACGACGTTCTCTGCACGCTGCGCCGACATTCTCATCGAACGGGCCAACATTCACGCGCTCGGCGGGAACGCTATCGAAGCGGTCGGGTTCGACGGGCTCATCATCCGGTGGAACAACTTCTCTGATATTTCGTCGTACAAGTACTCGGGGAACACGACGTCGGGTCGTGGTACGTCGAACGGCGTCCAGGTGCTCGAAGGCACCGGCCTTGAGATGTACGGGAATTTCCTTACCGACATCGAGTGGTACCCGATCGCGATCCAACCGACCAACGCGATCAACTGGATCACGTCACCCGCCGTCGCCGACGCCCACATCTACCAGAACGTCATTAACCGTGCGGGAACGTCGTACGTGCCTGGGGCGTCGACTGCGGGTGGTCGGTGCATCATCCAGAACGCCGAGACCGTGAAAGTGTCGCAGAACACGTTCACGGCTATGGATTCCGCGTCGGTAGTGTTCACGACGGACACTGCGACGGCACCTTCGGGGTATGTGCCAGGTGACGCGGACTACATGTTCGTCAACAACGTGTTCCAATGGGCGTACACGGGAACCGGGTTCAGCGGTGCGGCGGTCGTCCCTTCCGTATGGTTGGGGAACGTCCAATCCACTGACCGTGGCGCGTCGTCGCTGGATAACTACATGTGGACCGCCGCCGCTGACACGGACCACCATCAGGATGTCATCGGTGAGACCGTCGGCGCGTCCGTACCATTTGGGAACAGAGAAACCACCTGGTCGTACCCTGGTCTCCTCGAGGGAGCGTTCGCTCCGACGACAGGCTCGTCGGCTTCTGGTCTGTCTGGGATCGGTGCGAGCGGCGGCGAGGTAGCCGCATCAGCGTTCGCACCGGGCGTTCTCCAAACCGACGACGTGAACGGCGAAGAGTACCTTCCCCGCGACATCGGTGCGGTAGCCGCAGTTGACGCACCCGCACCGTTGGGTTCGATCGCCCCTTACTTCTTCAACACGGGTGACCAGATCGTCACTGTCCCCGACGGTGTGTATTTCGCCGACACGATCACGAACGCTGTCCACGCCACGACTGCGGGAACCTACGACGGTTGGCTTGTCCTCGAAGCTGAGACACAAGGCGGCGTCATCATCGACATGGGGTACCCCGGTGCGACCATCCCCGAGGGTGGCAACGCGAACGGTGACCTGATCTTCGCGGGGACGACGTCACGGATCTTGATGGTCGGGTTCACGTTCCGTAACGGGATCATCAAGACCGGGTCGTGTGACCACATCAAATTCTGGTATTGCGACGCGACGTATCCGATCTCGACGTGGGCTACGGAACCGAATTGGCCGCAGCACCCGTCCGTCGGGCCGTTCATGTATCACGAGGCTCCGCGTCTCCTGAAAGTCAGTTCCGGTTCCCGCAACATCGAGGATTACGGCTGCGACTGGCATGACACCGGCACCGCCCTCTATCAGGACGGCGGCAACAACGACGACCGCATCACCCAAGGCGCCAAAATCTGGGACATCAGCGAAGGTCCGGTCGACAACGTCGGGACGAACCTGGACCCGAACGACATCCTCCACCCGACCGGCGTGTCAGGAATCGTCGGAGCGTACGACCGTCGGCAACTCCTCGACTCGTACATCCGGCCGAACAACACGACGCCGCCGTCCGGGATCAACGACGGGATCTCGTCGTTGCGGTTCATTGCCGGGATCGGCGACATCCTCGACTTCGAGATTCGTCGCACCTGGTTCGAGGATGCGTACGCCGGGATTTCGTTCCAGTCGTTCGCCGCGGCGGCATACGACATCACCGGCACAATCGAAGACGTCTGGGTATGGAACATGACCGGTTACAACCGCAACATCACGGTCGACGGCACATCAGGACAGAACTGGGATCTCGACACGTCGCGCATCAACATCACCCGCATCAACTACAACGAGACGGCACCAGGCGGCAGCGACCCGGCGACCGTGTGGCGCACCACGAACCCATACAACTCGTGGGCCACTTACCTCGCTTCCCGCTGGACCTGAGCAGTGGCCGCCTCGTTCACGCACATCACCCAAGCGACCCACGGGTCCGGCACTGACGCGTCGATCTACTCGAGCTTCTCCGCGTTCACCCCCACCGCAGGGAACTACCTCGTCGCGTTCGTCGCCGCGTCGGGAACGGTCCTCTCCGCACCGACACTCACCGATTCGCTCGGCGGCACCTACACGCTCGTTCACCATTGCATCGACCACAGCGATAACGATTCGCTGTACCTCTTCGTCAAAGACACCGCCGCGGTCGCGTCGTCGCAAACGTTGACATTCGATTGCACCGGCGACCCGGCGACCGGGTGTGCGGTCTCCGTCGAGGAATCGACCGGGTTCTCCGCGTTCGGTGTGACCGCGGTCGTGCAGTCGACACAAGCGACCGGTAGTGCGGGAACGACCCCGCTCGTCCTCTACGACGTGAACTGCGACGAGAACAATGCGACGGTCCTCGCCTGCCACAACTCGGCGAACCCTGCTGCCCTGTCGCCACCCAACTTTTGGTCCGAACTTTTCGACGGCGGACATGCGTCCCCGGCCCGTGGCCTCGAAACGATTCGCCGTAACAATACGTTCGGTTCGGATACCGTCACCTGGGCGGCAACGTCCGCGACCTTGTGGGGCATCGTCGGTGTCGAACTCAACCCGGCCGCGGCTTCCGGGACGACCGTCAACGCCGAATATGTGGCGGTTACCGTTGCCCTCGACGCGGCCGGGTCCGTCGCTGGCAGCGGCTCCACCGCATTCGCCGAAGTCGCGACCGTCAACGGGACCGTCGAATGGTCCAGCACCGGCGACTCGACCAGCCTCCAGCTCACCGCTGATGCACCCATCGAAGTGTCGGCGACGATCGGCGACGAAACTATCCAGACCGTCAGCGCCGTATCCAGCGCGCCGCTGACGATCGAATGGCTTCCCGGTATCCCACCCGGCGCCACGACCGGCACGTGGGTCGACATCACCGAATACGTCCACGCCGGCGACATTCAACGTGGCCGCACCTACGAGCTCGAACGGTTCGCGGCCGGTACCTGCCAACTCAATCTCCGTACCACGACACGACTGTTCGACCCCGAATACACCAGCGGCACTTACTACGGCAACCTGATTCCGATGGCCCAAATCCGGATCGTCACATCCTGGGCCGGTATCGCCTACCCGTTGTTCTACGGGTATGTGATGGACTGGGGTCAGACCGTCGAAGCATCCGATTCGATGTTCGAAACCGACATCGTCGCACGCGACGCGTTCGCCTGGTTCGAACAGATGGGCCTCCCCGGCTCCTGGCTCGACGCGGCGGTACGGGTCTCGCCACCGGACCGTTGGTGGCGCATGAACGAGAC